TCGAGAAGAGGAACGAGTTTCACGCCTAGTCGGGGCGTAGCGCAGTCCGGTAGCGCACTAGCATGGGGTGCTAGGGGTCGAGTGTTCGAATCACTCCGTCCCGACCATATAATTCAATGACTTAGCCGCCTTTTGGTGGCTTTGTCGTTTCTGCCCTAGTGACTTACCGAGTGAGCTAGGGTTTTTTCTTCAAGCCTGCCTCCTTTTCAAAATCGTCAGCGCTGGTGCGCGTGAATCGGTTACTGATACCTTATTCGCAGCTTCAATCAGTTGGTCCAGCTCTGCGGCTGAGTAGTGACTGGTGATGCTGCCGTTCTTGTGTCCGAGCAATGCCTTTCGATCCTCTTCTGTGACGCCTGCTGCACGCAACCTTCTGCCAAAGGTGTGCTTCAGGTCGTGAACCCGGATCCTGGTGAACCCTTCATGTGGTGCTCGAAGATGTTTTTCGAGCCACTTCTTGGTAGCCCTGATCCTTGCTCGCTTCCAGGCCGAGTCGTTCATCCGGTGAATCATGGTCAGATTCCCATCCTCATCCGGCATCCCGAAAGGGAAGACGAAATGCTTGTGCTGCCCGCGCTGCTTTTCGATGATCGACTTGGCCACGCTGTTCAATATCACCAAACGCTCGTCCCGGTTCTTCACGCCGGATCGTTCGCTCCTGCCTCCAAAGCCGGCCGGGATCAGAAACACGCTCGTTCCCAGTTCCGGTACCGCAATCTCCCAATCCCACTGAAGTTTGCATACCTCCTGCTCCCTGCAGCCGGTGTTGACCTTGAACATGGCCATGATCTGCAAATGCGCCGGCAGTTCAGAGAACAGAATCGATTGCTCTTCCCACGAAAGCGGGTAGGGCTTGCGACTGGTCGTCTTCTCATCCAGCAGCGAGATCATCGGCACGGTATCGAGCCAGGGTCTGCGCTCGTCATCTCGCCACTTCCTGGCACACAGGTTCAAAACCCGGATGACTCGCTGAAGGGCGATGTTTACTGTCCGGTTTGTGACCGGCTTCTTCCCGTCCTTGGGGTTCAGCTTCGATTTGATGTACGGGGCCAAGGCCGCGTCATCTATATGGGTGATCGGCATATCCCCAATGAAGGGGTCGAGCTGAGCCATATACGTCGCTGAAATATGGATCGAGGCCTGGTCCTTCACTTCCAGCAGGAATTTGGTGGAAGCCTCCCGCCAAGTCCTGATCTGCTTTACCCCGTAGACCTTTTGCTGTCTTAGTTTTTCGAGTTTATGAATTAGGTATTGCTCTGCTTCCGCCCGGTTACGAGTGCCAGTACTCTCCTGAATTCTTTCTCCTCTGTAGACTTTGTCAATTTTCCAGATGCCGCTCGGCATTTGCTGGAGACCTGAGATTGCTTTTTGGGCCATGGGGTATCTCCTTTGGCTCCACCACGGCGCTCGCTGCGGGGCTGATTGTTGTCCTGATTTGCTGCCTTTTCAACCGACTTCCGAGCGATGTAGGCGTCGGCCCACTCGTCCAGCTCATGCCGGTCGAAGGCGACACCTTGTTTTCCAATGGGAAATTCTCGGATGTGCGGGCGTACTTCCGCGTCAAATACAGCGCGGCACATGCCAAGGTACGCAGGGGCTTGCTTAGCTCGGATGAAGCGGGGGAGGAGTGCTAATTCTGAACTCATATCTTCTCCCAAGCAGCAGCCGACACGCACGCCCAGCTCGCCAGGGGAAACCACCGCCCGTTAATTCCGACTGAAGACTTGTTTAGGTAAAAGACGATTGAGCGACAGGGCAGGATAGTTTTAGCCATTGCTACGCCCCTCCGACTCGGCGACCGCACGCATCTGCAGCTTTATGCCGCACGCCATCGCCAAAGCCACCAATTCATGAACCGTGGTGCTGGGTTCCTGCAACGCATGACCGAGGCGGACGAGTCGCGTGCCCAGGCTGGCAAACTCGTTGCTCGCGGCTGCCGGCTTTTGTGCGCTCGCGCTCATAGCTGTAACCTCTCATCCTGTGGGAGCGGGGCGGCCGGGAAAGTCCCGTTTTCGTACCCAGAACTGGCTGTCGAGGCCCTGCCCGTATGGCTGGAAAGGGTGGCCGCCTGTGGGAGCGGGGCGAGCTGATTGTCCGGCAAGCAACTGATGCCGCCTTGGGGTGTGATCCAGCAAGTAACCGCACGGCTTGAATCGTGCTGAACGCTGATGACTTGTTCGGCAGGACTGGCACTGGCCTCGCCCAAGGCGACCAGCAGGGCGATAGTGATCAATCCACGCATGGGTGCAACTCCTCAAGGCGGGTCAGGCGCATCGCGTCGTCGATGTTCTTGTCCAAGTCGCACCCGAAGAAGCACTGATCATCCGCCGAGGCGCAGATATCGGTGTCCAAATCCCTTGCCCTGGTGCGGTCGCGCAGCCAGCGGTAACGGTTGGCGTCGGCAGCCATTTGGATGTGGTCGTCGATGCAGAACTCGGCCGTATCCATCGCTGGCGTGACGACGTCCCGGTCGCTGGCGCCGGCGATAACCGCTAAGCCGCGCCCGATTGAAACGTGAGCACCGAGTTGAACAAACGGAGCGATCTGGTCCAACGTTTGCCCATCGGCAGGGCGCAAGACGATTGAAATCCTGTCGATCACCGGGCGCTTCAGTGAGTTAGGCACGGGCTTCCCCTTTCACCTGTGGGACGTCTGCCTGGATGCGCTGGTAGATCTCTTCGCGGTGCACTTCGACAGCGGCCGGCGCGGTGATACCGATACGCACTTGCTGGCCCGTGACGGCAAGCACAGTGACGCTGATGTCGTCGTTGATGCGGATTGTTTCGCCGACTCGACGGGTGAGAATCAACATGGTGTCGCTCCTTTTTTTTAGGCCGAACGAATCCCGGCCGCGTTGTTGGCTTTCGCGAAAAACTGGTTTGATTAAACGGTCAGCGGATCGCTGATCACTGGACTACGCCCGCTCCGCAGGCGCACGCCGCTGATCACGCGATGAGAGCGCCACTGGTAGATTCCTGTTCGTGCTGATGCTGTGGGGAAGGGGTCATGTTGCATGCGAAATCAATCAGGCCGCGTTTGAAAACCTCTGCTACTAAGGCCGCTCGGTTGGAAACACCCAGCTTGAAGAAAATGCGTTCTACAGTTTTTTTAACTGTGCCTGGTGCGCAACCTAGGACTCGAGCCGCCTCCTTGCCGGACAGACCTGAGCAGATTGCCATAGCGGCGCGCATCTCTTGCTCCGCCAATAGGCCGGTCGATCCATGAAACTGTCCGAAATTGATAATTCCACTCATTGGTGTGTTGCTCCATCTTGTCTTCGATGAAGAAAATATAAGCTGATTGATATTGCGAGACAAGAAGTATTTTTATATTGTTGAGCAGTGAAATTATAATCGCGGATCGGCGGTCACAAAAAAGCCCGGCTAACCGGGCTAGGAGGCACGTGTCTCGACTAATAAAAAGAGGCGCCCCAGAAAACACGCCCTATGATGCGAATTTTAGCCTCTTCCATTTCGAGTGCTGAGTATGACTCGTCGGGATGTTCAGCCGTGTTGTAGCTTCTCACCCTGATGCCTCCGCCAGGAAGCCTATACAGGGCCTTGACCCTTATCTGTCCGCCGTGGTCCATCACATACATTCGTCCGTCGACGACGTGATTTTCAAGCAAATGGGCGATGACTGTACTGCCGTCTTGCAGGACGGGTGCCATTGAGTTGCCGGAGATCGCTACCGCAACAACGTTCTGCGGCAAGACTTCCTGCTTCAGGAGTATTTCATCGTTAAGATCAAGATGAAGCTTGACGCTCACCTCGACCATCGTTTTCGAAGGGTCAAGCGGGTCATCAAGCTCTACAAGGTAGGGTATCTCTTCCGTGAGAAAAGTACCCGCCGAGACGTATCTACTGGCGTTACGCACCTCTTCCAGCCTTTCACGTAAAGCGATGTTCAGTGCCGCATCGTCCTCATGCTCTCCGCGCATGATTTCTTCAAGTTCGCTGCTCAGGGAAGTCGAGAAATCTTCAGGCGAAAGCATTTCGCCTTCGCCAGACGCCAGCCAAACGCTGTTCACTCCGCAAGATCGAGCTATTTGAATCAGGTACGAGGAGCGCAACGTTTTCCCAGACTCTAGCTGACTGATTGCGGTCTGAGCGATGCCCACCGATTCGGCGAGGCCGGACTGGGTAAGTCCTGCTTTCTTGCGAGCTAGCTTGATTCGTTCGGATAAGTTCATCCGCTGATCCTATAAAAATACTTATGGGGTTGCAAAGAAGTTTACTTCTGTGCAGTCTATAAAAAGACTTATCAGAGGCCGACGACGTGGCTCCTATCATCAGCAAACTTATTCTTCATTTCGGGAACCAGGCGCTTACCGCAAAAGCCTTGGGCGTTTCTCAGCCGACGGTTTCGTATTGGTTGTCAGGCGCCCAAAAAATCAGTCCCGAGAAAGCAGTCCTTGCTGAGCAAAAGTCCGGAGGGGCAATTTCCGCTTCTGAACTAAGCGTAGTGATTGCTGAGGTTGTAGCTCTGCAAACCTTGAACAAATCTTCCCTCCATCCGCCTGATCACGCACCTGGGCCTGATGGCTCTGTTCATCCATCCAGCACTGCTATAAAACTCGACCCTCCTGAGGCCCTCGCTTCATGAGTATCGTCGCGGCCTGCACTTCCGCAGGAAAAATGGAAGGCCCTCCGCAGGGCCTGGTCAGCGACTTCCATTGCTTGGTCTTTGCATATCAAATTGAAAAAACTGTACAGCCAGACTTAGCTGTCCTTGCCTTCATGGCGCGGGCGAAAGTTTCAGCATGCGAAAACTCATTTCCGCGCATGCGCGGATACGACGTTCAATGTTTTGCAGCAGGTTATTCAATAGGGCGACTAATAGTTATGAAAAAGCGACATGTCTCGTTTTTCAAGATTTTTTAATCGTTATAGCGCACCACTGCCTTCCCACTATTAGAGCTATAGCTTGCGAATTCTGGAGATGTGATATGCGCCCACGATCATTTATTCCGCCCGCCCGTCCAGGGTAGGCCTCAACTCTCTCAGGGGAGAGGGTTGCATCATTTTTTTGTGTTGTGGTCATGGGTAAACCTAAACGCCAGGCACAAAAAAGCCCGCTGTTGGAAGCGGGCTCCTTAAGCAGCACTTGGTTGGACAAGTGCCTCAGTACTTCTTCGTCTGTTGGAGGACGAATCAATGCACCCAAAAAATAGCACTGCTCTACTAAAGGCGCAAGAGATCCTTCTTACCAGCCGCGCCCCTTTCCACTCCTTTGACAGCACCGACGAGTCGCTGGGACTGATTGAGGTTCGCCCGGGTATGCCTATCAGCGAAGCGTTCAGTTCTTCGAGCAATCTTTTGGCGGCCGCAACGAGCTTCCTTGATCGCTTCCTAGAAGAAGGCATGGATGCGAATGAAATCTACGGCATCCGGTTCTTGGTCGACTCGGCAAAGGCACTTGTCGACTCCGGCGTTCTCAGCGTCGAGTTTGGCAATCGTCAGGGCGGTGAAGCATGAACACTTCCATTCGCTCGGCGAGTGCAATTGCAGAAGACGCTCTTGATTCGCTGAGGGCGGCACGCGAAACGCTTCAGCAGCTTGGGGCTTTATTCAATTCGCTGAAGAAGGGCGCACAGGCTTACTCGGATGCGGCAAGTCTCGCCGCATTGGGCGCACTTGTCGCCATAGACCAGGCCAACAGCGTCGACTGCCTGATCGAAGACTGGCATGCAGAACTCAATGCTTCTGATGTCGCGACACAAAGCGCTGAAGCAGAAAATATGTTGTCTGCAGCCGGAGGTGATCAATGAACATGATCCCCTTCGACTTCCGCGGCAACGAGATCCGAGTAGTTACCGACGACCAGGGTGAACCATGGTTTGTCGCCAAGGACGTCGCCGATCTGTTGGAGTACATCGATACCGATCAGGCGGTGCGTGCGCACTGCAAAGCATCGAAAACCTGCCCCGTTGAAATGACGGGTCAGGCCCGCAATGTGAAAGTGATTCCTGAGCGCGATCTATACCGGCTTGTCATGCGATCGAAGATGCCGGCTGCGGAAGCTTTCGAAGAGTGGGTTGTTGGTGATGTCCTCCCGAGCATCCGCAAGACTGGTGGTTACCAGAGGCCAATGTCCCAAGCTCAACTGATAGCGGCAAGTGCCAATCTTCTCGTCGACATGGAACGTCGCCAAGCCCAAACCGAACAGGTGATGGCCGGCATCGAAAGCCGTGTGGCCAGTGTTGAGCAGGTCCGTTACCTGGATTCAATGCCCGCCGGTTTCGAATCTATGACCTCAATCCGCTCGCGCATCAATCTGCGCCATGGGATCCCGCAGTGGGTCATCAATGCCGTGATGCGTGACATACCTGGCTGCCCGCTTCCGTTCGCCATGGTGCGCAGCAAGCACGCTGACGACGGTGGTCAACCGTATGCCATTTGGCCGAAGGCCGACATCACGCGCCGCTTCGACCGGTTCGCTGCCGAATGCACCTTCGTCACTGCCGAACGCGCGACCCATCCTGATATTCAGCAAGGCCGCTTCAAGCTGCGCCTGAGGACCTCCGCATGAGCCAAAACAAAACGCGATTGTCAACGGACCCGACGGTGATCGATGACGAACATATGGAGCAATTCACCAACGATCAGTTGGCTTACAAAGCTTGGATCGGAGTGGACCTGGCGCAAGAAATTCTGTTCGACGATGGAGCCTGCGTGGACAGTCTGCACGATGCCAAGTTTGAAGTTGCACATGCCTGTGTGGCACTCCGAGCCCTTGTGAGGCGCCTCACAGGGATGGATGCCGAGGTTCTGCGCAAAGAAGTCTTACAACTGCGTCTGGAGGTTCTAGTGCTTGAGCCTGGTGTCCATCAGTTCCCTGCCGTGGAGACTCTGCAATGAAGATCCAGCCGAAACATCCAACCACCGATAAGGAGTCAGCACCGGTAATTGCTGGCCCGTGGCCGAGCTACGCCACTTTCAAGACCCTGCCTGAGCGCGAGCGCTGGGTGCTTTATGGCAGCGCCAAAGCCTACCGCGAAGCTCTCGAAAATCAAGGGTTCGCCATGACTGAAACCTACGACGACTTCATCCGTCGCGTCTGCCGTGAGATGAATCTATGACCGTCGACACTCCACGTAAATTTCAAGGCGTATGGATACCCGCTGATCGTTGGCTTGATCGGACTTTATCGCCAACCGAGAAAGTCATGCTCGGCGAGATCGCCAGTTTGGAAACCGGTCCACGCGGTTGTTACGCCACCAACGCGCACTTTGCTGAGTTCTTCAACCTGTCGATATCTCGGGTATCCGAGATCATCAGCGGTCTTGTTGATAAAGGGCACGTGCGCGTTGAATTGATCCGTGAAGGCAAGCGCGTAGTCGAGCGCCGCCTGCGACTTGTTGACCCCTTCGGTTTTCCGAACACGGCAACGCAAAACGCTGCGAACCCCTTCGGAAAAGGCGGCGAACCCCCTTCGGGAAACACGCAGGGGAGCAATACACACAGCAACAATACAAAGAGCATTAAAAACCCTTCAGCAAACGGTGAGGGGGATGTGGCTCTGGATGAAGGGTTTGAACAGTTCTGGAAGCTGTACCCGAAGAAGAAGAGCCGCAAGGAAGCGCTCAAGGCGTGGACGAAGCTGAAACCCGATGCAGAGCTTCACCGAACTCTGATCACTGCATTGGGCAGCCACTGTGTTTCCGAGGACTGGACCAAGGACGGCGGTCGCTACATTCCGAACGCCTCCACTTGGCTGAACGGTGAGCGTTGGACTGATGTTCTTCGGCCTGCAATCGCCGGCAAGCAGTCCTCCTACACGAATCTCCCGGTCCACACCGAAGACATGTATTTGCAACAGGAGGCGTCCAATGTCCCAGCGTTCTAATTTCCGCCGATCACCAGCTACTCGCATTTTCTCGGGTAGCTGCTCTGTGCACGGTCATGTCGATCGCTCTGAGGTCGAGCAGTTCGACGGCTCGATGCTGGTCCGTCCGTGCAAAGCGTGCCAATGGGAAGGTTTACGGGTGGCTCCAATTGGCAGCGAGGCGCATACCCAGGCCTTGGCTCACGTCACCACCGAACGCGTCAACGGCGCGCTTGTGGGCTCTGGAATCACTCCTCGGTTCGCTGGAAGCATGTTCGCCAATTACCGCGCCACAAGCTCGGCCATGACCCAGGCCTTGGTAATCTGCCAGGGATACGCCGACAACTTCGACGATCACTACCGCGATGGTCGGAACCTGTTGCTGTGCGGAAATCTCGGCACCGGGAAAACCCACTTGGCCAGCAGCATTGTTCAGCAGGTCATTCGCAAGCTGGGCGCGGTCGCCGTTATCACCTCGGCAGCGGAGATCATCCGGGTATTCAAAGGCTCGATGGATCGAGCTGCCGGGTACAGCGAGCGTGATGTGATCGCCGAATTGGCCGACTTCGATCTGTTGGTGATCGATGAGGTCGGCGCCCAGGCTGGTACCGCTTACGAGCTGGCGGTGCTGCATGAGGTGTTTGATCGCCGGTATCAGTTGGTCAGGCCAACGGTGCTGGTGTCGAACATGGATGCCAAGGGGCTCGGCCAGTACATCGGCGAGCGAGCGCTCGACCGCCTGCGCGAGAACAAGGCGCTGCTGGCCGGGTTCACCTGGGAATCTGAGCGGAGGCGCGCATGAACGACTATCGCGAGTTGTACAGCGATGAAGCGGAGCACGCTCTGCTGGGCGCCCTGATGCTGGACGGCAACCTGTTCGATTCGATCACCACCAGCGTGGCCACGGCAGACTTTCACGACCCGGAAAACGCCGCTCTGTTCGAGGTGATGATTGAACTCCATGGCACCGGTGCGCCAATTGATCCGGTGACGTTGCACGGCTTCAAGCCGTATCTGCCCAGCGGCAATATGACCTTGGCCTACGCCGGTGAGCTGGCGAAGAACACCCCCAGCACTGCCAACTGGAAGGCATATGCCCGAACCGTGAGGGAGCGTGCGGTGTTGCGGCGGTTGGTGGATGCGGCTGACGCGGTGCGCGACTCTGCCAGCGAAAACAAACCGGTGACCGAGATTATCGCCAGTGCCCAGCAGGCCATGGCCGACCTACGCGACCTTGACACCGGTGAGCCGGACTACAAGCGCATGGACGAAGTGGTGGCGCGAAACATCGACATCATCGACGCCAAATTCAACGGACAGGTTCAATCAGGGCAGTCCACCGGGCTGGTAGAACTGGACAAGATGATCCGTGGCCTGCGCAAAAAGACCGTCACCATCGTGGCCGGCCTGCCCGGTAGCGGCAAGACCACCCTCGGTTTGCAGATCGCGCAGCATATTGCCTGCTCCGGCGCCGGTGTTGGCATGGTGTTCAGCCTTGAGATGCCCGAGGAGGAACTGGGCAACCGGGCGCTGGCATCGATTGGCGGCGTCGACCTGCGCAAACTCGACGATGGGCAACTGCAGGATGAGGATTGGCCTCGGCTGACATCGGCGGTCAGTAAGCTGATGGATGCCCCCTTGTACGTCAGCGACAAGTCGGGCCTCACGGTCGCGCGGATCCGCAGCATCTGCCGACAGGTTCAACGCGCCCATGGTCTCGACGTAGTGGTGATCGATTACATCGGGCTGATCGGGTCTGACGGTAAGGCGTTCAACCGCACCGCGGAGCTCGGCAAGATCTCAACCGGCATCGTCAACATTGCCAAGGAGCTCAACGTGCCGGTGATCCTGCTGGCCCAGCTCAACCGGGACTCGACCAAGCGCCCGGGCAAGAAGCCGATCGCCTCCGACCTGCGCGACTCCGGACAGATCGAGGCGGACGCCCACTGCATCATCCTGGTCCACCGCGACATGGACAGCGAGGAAGGCCAAAACGGCGTCACCGAGCTGATCATGCCCAAGTGCCGACACGCTCCGGTCAGTTCGTGCCTGGTCCAGCAGCAGGGCCAGTTCGCCCGATTCGTCAACTTCGCCGGGCGCGAGCCATCCAACGAGGAAGTCGAGATGCAGCGGCCGTTTGCGAGCCAGTACAAGGGGAGGAAAGGTCAATGATGATCCTCCTTGATCAATCCACCGGCCTCGCCGTCAACAGCGAGGACATTAGCTGGATCCGCCTGGATCGCCCCCCGATTCACCAACCCCTGACTGTCGTCATGCGCGGCGATGCCGAGTTGATCGTGAAAAGTCGTCCGAACAGCACAAACAAATCTGGCCTCGATACCCTCGAAGTACACCGCCGCATCCTGGAGGCGAAATGAACAACGTAACAGCGGCATTACCGCGCAAGAGTCTTCTCGAGCACGAACGGAAGTTTTTGAAGATCGCGGGCGAGGGACTAGCACAAGAGAAAGTCGGTGGAGCTGCGGCCATGGCCTGTTTGTTGGACATGGTTGCCAGTTGGCATACCACCCGGGTCAACATCGGATTTGGCGATTACTGCAAACGATGGGTCGCCGAGGGTAACGCGAAAAGCAAGACCGCCGACCGCCTGCTGCGCAACCTGCTGGGTCTGGACGACAATCCGCCTCCCCGCCGTATCCGGAGGGCTGCTTGATGACGGTCTATCGAAGTGCGGAGCACGGCATAATGCGAGCGATGAACGTCGACTCAATTTCACTGCACAAGGGGGCTGGCTGGCAGAACAAGTACAAGCCCGAAGCCTGGGAGGCGGAGCGCGCTGATAACCCATGCCCAATGGATCGATTCGACCAGCTCACCCAGGACAGCATGACTCGGTCGCTACTGCGTCGGGTCTTGGCGTCTCATCACTGGCAAGTGCTGGTGGCTCACTTTATGGTGGATCTGGACGGCTCGACCCAGCAGCAGCGGATTGCGGCCATCGCCCACCTGGCGCGCTCGGCACCCGGGAGGTCTCACCATCTGTTCAGGACGAAGTGCGTCACCGCTTGGGCAACTCCACGACTGCCTGAGGCATTCATGGTGCTGCACACTTGGGACAACGCCGACACGCCCACACCGGAGAAGACGCTGTACCGGTGGCGGTCGGATATCCGCAAGTGGCTGGAGGCCGAGCGTGATGCTGCAATCGCCTCGGCATGGGTGATTCTCAACGAAGCGGAATTGATAGCGGAAGCAGCTTGACCCGCTGAGAAAATGAGAATTTAATACACCACATTGCGGTTCTGCGTCTTTAGGATGCGAACACGAAAAGCCCGGCCATTGAGTCGGGCTTTTTACTGATCAGGGATGAATATGCTTCTCATAACATTGAACGAATTGCTTTTTTCTGCCGAGGACGGACATCCAGAGCCGCCGACTCAGACGGTTCTGGCGATGGCGACCAGCCTTCCTCTCGAGCAGGCGCTGTCATTGATTCTCGAACACGAGCATGCCTATCGACTACGGTATAACCAAATGATCGAGCATAGGCTGCAGACAGTCAGTGCCATTGATGCTGTCAGCAAGAGCGTCTTGAATGCTATGGACGTTCGACTTGTCGAAGATCTTGAGTTAACACCCGAAGCATTTTAATTCGTGATTAAAGAGAAAGCCCGGCCATTGCGTCGGGCTTTTTTATTGGTCATCCTTCGATGCCGGCTTAAAGCATGCTCGTTAAGGAGTGACCAATTGACAAAGTTTCTGGAACTCAAGAAAAAATACGAATCATTGGTAGATGCTGAGGCGGGCTACTGGATCGACCTTCGCGATACCGCAAAGGAGATTCTAGAGGGATTTTGCACATACTTAGGGCTGCCAGAGCCCGAGGTGGAAGACAGTGGTCGGTGGGTCCATTTCGGACGTATTGGCCTTGATGGTTTTGAACAGTGCGATTTTGCGCAAATGGAGCAGTATAAAAATCTACTGCATTTCGCGCTGCTTTTGAATCTTAGTGTTGAGCCTACGGATAGGCCAAACAGCCAACATGTTTTGTCCCTTCGGCTTTGTAAAGTTGGTACCAAGTACCAAGCATCTTCGACGGACGCTGCAATTTATCCAAGTCCGTTCAGCCGCGGTGAATACGGTCATTTGTTCTCTGCAATGTATGAAAGTCTTGAAAAAGCACTGGCTGTTTAAGAGTTAACCACAGCACAAGAAGGCTAGACCCTTCCCACTCCGAGCCTCGCCACTGTGCGGGGCTTTTTCGTGTTCGGCTCCACCACACCCATTGCTCCGAGCTGGGAGTGCTGTTGGAGCTGTACCTATTTCGCTCCCCGAGAGGGAGGACACCCGGATGCCTGCCATGCCTGATAAGCCAGACACGTGGGCCAAGCTCATGGATGCCCTCTCGAACCCGCTATGGCAGGGCGTAATTATGGCCGTCACCGTCTCCCTGCTGCGCGTCATGTACGACGCAAAAGAAACCAGTAAGCGTCGAATTTTCTTCGAAGCTCTTATCTGTGGGTCGTTGAGCCTGGTTGCATCGAGCCTGATCGAATGGATGGCATGGCCACCGAGCCTTTCAGTTGCCGCCGGCGGTTCTATTGGCTTCCTTGGTGTAACCGCGATCCGCGAACTGGTGACCAAGTTCCTTGGTCGCAAGGCGGATGCCGCATGAAGGCCGTAGCCGCTGCAATCATCATCGCCTTGGTCGCGGTCCTGCTCGTTGGGATTCAGCAGTACCGGGTGATCGCCTTGCGTGCTGACGTTCAGTTCGAGGCAGGCGAGAAACAGAAGGCCGTCGACGCCAATGTCGAGAGCCAGGCGACGATCACCACGCTGCGTGCCGAGGCCCAGCGCAACGCTGATTACTTGAAAGACCTGAACATTCGAATCAAGGCCAGCGAAGACAAAGCCAAAAAGGCGAGGAAGGACTTTGAAGATCTCAAGCGCAACAGCAAGCCTGTTCGTGATTGGGCTGCTCAGCCTTTGCCTGACGGCCTGCGCGGGAAGCCCGCCAGTGGTAACAAAGGCAATGGCAGTAAGAATTGAAGCCCCTGAGCTGATCCCCTGTGAGCGCGTCGATGCTGATGCAGCTGACCTTCGCCTGAATGGCGATGTTTGGGAGCTCAAGGATCAGGCCATCAAACTGCTTGATACGTGTGCCGACCAGGTCGATGCACAGATCAAACGCAGTCAGAGCAAGTAGGAGGCGGCGATGGCACGACTTACCATGCTCGCCACCAGGGTGAAGACCCAAGGCGACCGACTGGCAACTGCTGACCCTGATTCATGGCGATCTGATAAGCGCACCTCCAACCAGCGTGGCTACACCTACGAATGGCAGCAAGCGCGATTGGTGTTCCTCAATGAGAACCCGCTGTGCAAGTACTGCGACCGTGAAGGCCGGGTGACTGGCGCATGCATCGTCGACCACATCATCCCGCACCGTGGCGACATGGTGTTGTTCTGGGACCGCACCAATTGGCAGTCGCTGTGTAAGCCATGCCATGACGTGGTGAAGAAGAAGGAGGAGGCACTGCTGCCTCGGTGGTGATGCCTGGTCGGTGGCACAGAAGACCTGCCTCTGCGGCACGTCAACTCCCCGGTCCGCGCACCGCGACGGTGCAGCACGTCAGTGCCCCACCCCGGGGGGGGCGAAATTCTGAGAAGCAAAAGTCTTCTAGACCACTCGCCCCCGCACGGACAGATTTTTTTCCTCTCATAGGTTTTTTGTTAATGGCTTTAACACCCAAACAGCAGGCATTTGTGAATGCTGTTAGGGAAGGTGCGTCCAATAAAAATGCAGCCATCGCCGCGGGATACGCGGTCGACAGCGCATCGGTCGCTGGCTCAAGGTTGGCAAAACACCCGGACGTCATGGCGGCCCTTGCAGCGTTGGGCGTTAACAAAATTGTTAAAGCCCGCGCCACTCGGCCTGCACCGGCTGCCGACGTCGGCGAAGCGTTCGAAGAGCCTACCGAAGCCGGTTTTGATCTTGCCCAAGCGCTTCGGCACGGAGACCCAAAAGACTTTTTGCTCGCCGTCATGAACGACTTCGGCAGCGAACCCAAGCTTCGAGTCGATGCGGCAAAGGCATTGATGCCTTTCATGCACCAGCGCAAGGGCGATGCTGGGAAAAAACAGGACAAGCAGGACGCCGCGAAGCAGGCCGGCACTGGGCGCTTTGGCACCGGTGCGCCACCGCTTCGCGCGGTGAAGTGATATGGAATGGACAACTGCTTGCCCTGATTGGGAAAAGCGCATCTTGGCGAGCGAGTCGCTGGTGCCAGTTGTTCCACTGTTTCCTACTGAACGCACAGAAGCGATGGAGGTTTTCAAACAGCTTCGTGTTGCGGACATGGCCGGCAAGCCGACGATGGGCGAAGTCTCGCGCGACTGGATCATCGATTTTGTTGGTTCAGTGTTCGGCTCGTACGATCCGGAGCAAGGACGCCGTTTGATCACCGAGTTCTTCCTGCTGATCTCGAAGAAGAACACAAAGTCGACGACCGCCGCCGGCATCATGCTTACTGCTCTGATCCGCAACTGGCGTCACTCGGCCGAGTTCCTGATCCTCGCTCCGACGATTGAGATCGCCAACAACAGTTTCTTTCCTGCCCGCGACATGGTGAACAGCGACGACGAACTGTCGGAACTGCTCCAAGTGCAGGACCACACACGGACCATCACTCACCGCCTGACCGGCGCCACTTTGAAAGTAGTGGCCGCCGACAGCGACACGGTCGGCGGCAAGAAAGCAACCGGCGTTCTGATCGACGAGTTGTGGTTGTTCGGCAAGCGTCCGAACGCCGAGAACATGCTGCGTGAAGCCTGCGGCGGCCTGGCATCACGGCCTGAAGGTTTCACAATCTTTCTGTCTACCCAATCCGACGAGCCTCCGGCTGGCGTCTTTCGGCAGAAGCTGAACTATGCCCGGGGCGTTCGGGATGGGCGCATCAATGACAAACGCTTTCTTCCGGTGATTTATGAATTTCCGGAAGAAATGATCAAGGCTAACAAACATCGGGACCCTGCAAACTTCTTCGTCACCAACCCCAACATGGGAGCTTCGGTCGACACCGAGTTTCTGCTTCGTGAATTCCAGAAGGCGAATGAGGACGGCGAGGAATCCATGCGGGGCTTCCTTGCGAAGCACCTGAACGTTGAAATCGGTCTGGCATTGCGCTCGGATCGCTGGGCGGGTGCCGAGTTCTGGGAAGCCCAGGCACGCCCCGCAGGTGTCAGCTTTGAGTACTTGCTTGACCGCAGCGAAGTCATTGATGTGGGAATCGATGGTGGCGGGCTAGACGACTTGCTTGGCTTTGCCGCGATCGGCCGTGATCGGGATACGAGGGAGTGGCTGTTGTGGACCCATGCCTGGGCACACCCATCCGTGCTGATTCGCCGTAAAAGCGAGGCCGCTAGGTTCCACGACTTTGCTCGCGATGGACATCTGACGCTGGTCAAAACCATCGGTGATGACGTGGCCGAAGTGGCGCAGCTGGTTGCGCGGATAGAAATGGCTGGGCTACTCGACAAGGTCGGTGTCGACCCGGCGGGCGTCGGAGCGATTTTGGATGCGCTGGTGGAAGCCGAAGTGCCAGAGGACAAGGTCATCGGCATTTCTCAAGGCTGGAAGCTCGGCGGCGCCATCAAGACTACTGAGCGCAGGCTGGCTGAAGGAGGGTTGGTGCACGGCGGTCAACCGCTGATGAACTGGTGCTGTGGGAATGCTCGGGTGGAGCCCCGCGGGAACTCCATCCTCATTACCAAGCAGGCATCTGGCTTCGCCAAGATCGACCCACTGATGGCTACCTTCAACGCCATTTCGCTGATCTCGCTAAACCCGCAGGCCCAAAGCGGCCTGGACAACTACCTCTCCGGCGGATTCTTCGGACTCATCGGCTCGAACTCATAGGCTGAATATGGCATCTCGTTGGTACAACCCGCTGTCCTGGCGCATGTTCGGATACACCGACCCTGTGACTGGTGATTACGTCGAAGTCGACACGACTATCGGCGGTAAGCGGACCAAGTCAGGGGTGGTGATCACCGCAAAAAAAGCGCTGAGCATCCCCATCGTCTGGTCCTGCATCAAGATCCTGAGTGAGTCCGTCTCAGGTCTTCCACTGAAAATCTACGACGATGCTACCGGTGTCCGCGTCTTGGTTGGTTCCAAAACCCGTCAGGCGCGGGTGCTGCGCAAGCCGAACCCCCACATGACCCGGCTCAACTTCTTGAAGTGTGCCGTGGTGAACATGGCGTTGCGTGGAAATGCATACGCAATTATCGAGCGAGCCGACAACGGTGATTGGATCGGATTCATTCCGGTCAATGCCGATAACGCCGAAGCCGATACCAGCGATGACCTCATCTACTGGGTCACCCTGGGCGGCGATCGCTTCCCGGTCTCCCCGGAGAACATGTTGCACTTCAAGTTGTTTAGCGGGGACGGCATCAATGGTCTTTCACCTATTGAACATATGGCTGAATCCATGGGGCTTGCGAAGACGGCGCAGGACTGGTCAGCGCGGTTTATGCGCAAGGGTGGTTTCACTGGTGGCTATGTCATCTACGACCAGTTTCTGACCGCCGCTCAGCAGGCGCAAATCCTTGCGAAGTTTCCAGATGTCCGGAAGGGCGACGTCGACGATATCGGTTCGATGGGGATTTTGCAGGGTGGTCCAAAAATTGTGCCTGCGGGCTTAAGCCAAAAGGACAGCCAGTTCATCGAGTCGCAACAGTTCCAGGAAGAAGCGCTCGCTGGTGTTTATGGCGTTCCGCTGTACCTGGCCAACCGTGCCGGCAAGACCTCAATCATGGGGTCGAACTTGGAGCAGCAAACCAGTGGGTTTGTCACCTTCGGCCTGAAGCCATACCTCGATGCGATCGAGGACGAACTGAACGACAAACTGTTCGGCGGTACGACTCAATTCGTTGAGTTCATCGTTGAGGGATTGTTGCGCGCCGACAGCGCTGGTCGCGCCACGTATTACCAGGCGGCCTTGGGCGGCTCTGGCGGTTCCGGCTGGATGTGCATAAACGAAGTCCGCGACAAAGAAAACCTGCCCCGCCTGGACGGCGAAGAATACAACCGGGTTACCCGGTGGGAGATGCAGACCAATGCTCAGCAAACTTGAAGTCCCCTTCGAGGTAAAGGCCGTCGATGACGCGGGTAACTTCGAGGGTTACGCGGCGGTGTTCAACAACATCGATCTGGGCGATGACGTGATCCTGCCCGGAGCCTTCACCAAGGTGAAGACCACCAGAGCAGGTCGCTTGAAGTTGGCGCTTTTTCATGACTTGAAACTTCTTGTTGGTTCGGCTGATTTCAGTCAGGACGATCACGGCCTGCACTTAAAAGGCAAGATCAACCTGGCTGTGAGTTACGCGCGAGACGCTTACGAACTGATGAAAGAAGGAACGCTCGACAGTATGTCGATCGGCTTCAACACCTTGCTTTCAACATTTGAAGAGCGTGCTGGCCGCACGGTTCGGATCATCAAGCAAGCAGAGCTTTGGGAGGCGTCGATTGTGCCCTTCGGCATGAACCCTCAAGCAACTATTTCCGATGTGAAATCGGATATCAGACTTTTTGAAAATGCCCTACGCGAACGCATGGGCCTTTCGCAAAAGGAAGCGGCAGCCGTCGCTTCGCTCGGCTACTCCGCAGTACACCGTGATGGTGGTACGGCGGCCACGGCGATCGTGGATGAGCTGAAAGAAATATCCAACCTGTTCAAAAATCAATTTGGAGTTCAGCCATGACCGCTGATGTTAAAGAAATTCGCGAAGCCCTCGAAAAGCAACTTAAAGATGGTTTCGGCACACTGCAAGTCAAGTACGACGCAGTGTCTGACGAACTAGAAAAGGGCAGCTCTGCATCCGCCGAACTGAAAAAGCAGATCGAAAACCAGAAAGGCGAGATCGAACGCGTCATCGAGCAGGTGCAGAAGCTCGAAGAAAAGGGCGTGAAGCTGCGCAATCAGAACCCCGAGAAGAAAAGCTTCATTGACTTCGTCAAGGGTAATGACAAGTACCAGGCGCTGGCTCAGAAAAGCCAAAGCGTTGCCGAGATGGAAGTCACCAAATCCGATATGGCGAGCATGGCCGAGACCAAGGTCACCAGCGCGGGTTTGGTTGCTCCGCAGTACGACACGGTGATCCAAGGCCCACCACGTCAAAACCTGCTGATTCGGGATCTGATTCCGACCACCCCGGTTACGGGTCAGTCGTTCACCTACTTCCGTGAACTGTTGCATACCCTGGGCGCCGGCATGGTGGCGGAGGGCGCGGCCAAACCAACCAGCAACGTGACCTTCGAACAAGTCACCGACATCATCAAGAAAATTGCTGTTTGGATGCCAGTGACTGATGAAGCCCTGGACGACGTGCCGCAATTGTACAGCTACATTCAGGAGCTTCTGCGCTATGACCTGGAACTGAAGCGCGAAGGTCAGTTGCTGAAAGGTGACGGCATCGGTAACAACCTCAACGGAATCATGACCCAGGCCACGGCGTTCGACAACGACCTCACCAAAGCCACCGACACGGCGATTGATACTGTGCGCCGCGCGATCTACCAGGCGCGCAAACAATCCAAGCTGCCAGCGGATGCGGTGGTGATGTCCGATCTGGACTGGATGAACATCGAGCTGCAGAAGGATGGCGAGAACCGCTACTTGTTCGCGAATTTGCAAGGGCTGTCCACCCCGATCTTGTGGGGACGTCCAGTGGTTGCTTCCGACAGTATGGACGAAGGCGACGGTGCAACAACCGGCGGTGAGTTCCTGACTGGTTCGTTCCAGCAGGGCGCTCGTATCTACGACCGCATGGCGTTCACCATCAAGGTCGGCATGATCAACGACGACTTCATCAAAAACCAGCGCGCCATTCTGGTCGAAGAGCGTCTTGGCCTGGCGGTTCGTAAGAAGTACGCCTTTGTGAAAGGGCGCTTCGCGCTGACTGTATAACCTTCCTTTTCATCTGGGGCTTTCCAGCCCCATACACCTGGTAAATATCATGGAAATTAAAGTGCTTTGGGGCTTCGAAGGTGATCCTGGAAAGCTCAAAACCGGGAATGGCCGCGTGATGGCTGGCACTGTCCTCGATGTTGAGGATGAGGAGTATGCCCACGCCCTTATCGGTAAAGGCCTTGCCGAAAGCGTGAAGCCTGCCTCCACCAAACAAGCCAAGCCCAACGAGAACAAGTGATGATCGAGCTATCCCTGGTGAAGCAGCATTTGCGCGTCGATCACGATGATGAAGATGTCCTGATCCAGGGGTATATCGACGCCGCGCTTGCTCACGTCGAACAGCATTGCGATCGAGTGCTGGTCTCGGACGAACCCGTGCTCCCCGAGCAAATGGGCTTGACCAAAGATGTCCTCCAGGCCGTTCTGCTATTGGTTGGCCACTGGTACTCAAATCGCGAGGCCGTGATGATCGGCTCGAACGGTGTTTCAGCGACCGAGGTGCCGCTCGCGTACGAGCGGTTACTCTGGTACCGAAAGCGTTTCTGAGGAGTTGTCATGGCCGCTTATCGAGATCCGGCCGCCGGCGAGTTAAACCGGCGCCTGGCCATTCGCCAAAGGACAGATTTGCCAGCGGGCGATATGGGGTTGGATTCGATCTTTACTGAATTGAAAGCCCGTTGGGGGAAGATCCAGCCAGTGGGCACGGCGGTCTATTCCGAAGGCGTGCAAACCGAGGTAAAGGTCACTCACCGAATCTGGTTTCGGATCGTTAAAGGCATCACCGACGCGCACGAAATCGTGCATGTGACGCGCGTCCCTGGGACCGAAGAAGTTTATGAGGTGGTTCCTGAATCGCCGCTGTACCGCGTCAAGCGCTCAGCTGATATGAACGACACCAGACGCTTCACGCTTCTGGAAGTTGAAGAGATCACCCCGTCACAATCCGGAGCAGGGATATATGTCTAACTCAGCTTCGATTGATGGATATCTGCACGTCGAAGGCTTCGACAAGTTCGAGCGAGAGGCCTTCGACAAAAGAAAAATCCGGGCAGGGATGCGTAAGGTCGGCTTGCTGATTACCCAAAAGGCGCAAATGAATCTCGCGCTTGGCAAAGGCCAGGACGGATACCCGGTGAATCGAACTGGTGCGACGGTAGGTTCGATCAGTTTCAAGGTATCGCGGTCGGGCTTTCTGGTACGCATCTCTCCCACCAAGACTTCCGCTATGGAGGCGTTCTACCCGGCATACCTGCACTACGGGGTGAAGCGTGGGAAGAAGCTTGGAAAGCTGGCGCCCGGGATGGGCAAAGGCAAATCCAACCGCCGGGCCAAAGGCGTTCGCGCCGCAGCGCTGGCTGAGCGTGCTTCTGGTGAATGGAGGATCAAGCCACGAGACAACTACATGGCCGACGCCCTGCAGGATTCATCTTCGCAAGTTGAGTCAATTCTGAAAGCCGCGTTCGCTGACGCGTTGTCGTGACTTGCGAAACCTCTTTGAGATAGGCTTGGCGTTCTATTTACAGGGAGTTGTTATGAAGACTTTAAACCTGTTTGCTTCTATCGCCATGCTGGTGCTGATCATGAGCACCAATACAGCTGTGGCTGCTGACAAAGCACCAAGCTCCGCACTCGACCGAATCACACTCATTTACATGAACCACAAGGTTTACCCGAAAGGCTCTGTCGAGTGTGAATCGAAGGTGGTCGGTACCCGGTCAATGATCGGCTGCTGGAACTACACGCTCAATGGAAAGAGCCCACCGCAAGTCTGGCTTTACGAGGCAGACAAGTTCAAACCGGTAAATGGAAGCGCTCGCCAATTGGCCGAGACTAAGTTTTCCAGTGAATCCGACATCGCAGTTATGAAGCTCCCGCTGCCATCCGACATTGATGTTGGCGCTGTAATGGAAAGTTTTAAAAAGGGCTGAATAACTTCTTCAAAAAAACCTCGCATCTGCGGGGTTTTTTTATACCAGGGATTTAGTCAATGAAATTGAACCCTATCGTTGCTCACCTTCGAATGACGTGCCCCACCTTTGCCGGTCGAGTCACTGGCGGCATCGACTGGGATGCTGTTGTGGAAAGCGCAAAGCTCACATTTCCTGCGGCATATGTCATTGCGTCAGCAGATGCAGGTGGGCCGAACAAAGCGCAGAACGCTGTCATTCAAGACATCACCGATCAGTTCGCTGTGGTGATTGTTCTAGAGGCTGGCGATGAACGTGGCCAAGAGGCCAACGATTTGTTGCACGACCTTCGCGCTGAACTCTGGCGATCCTTAATCGGTTGGTGCCCGGCCCCGGAATACGAGCCTGTCGAATATGGAAAAGGCGCGTTGCTTCACACCAGTAGGGCGCGGGTGGTGTACCAGTTTCTATTCACGGCCGAGTTCCAGCTCGGACGTAGCGAGCAAAGTGATCCGGCCGAGACGTGGCATGAGCTTGAACTTGATGGCTTGGCGCCGTTCACCGGCGTTGACTTCGACATGGACTGCATCGATCCAGCAGATCCAAACCTGCAACGACCTGGCCCGGATGGGCGCATTGAAGCGAAATTCTCAGGAGACGTAACACCATGACCAAACGCATCACAGTGGTGCCGGCCTCTGGCCGCTCTGTGCCCGATCCGGAGGCTGGCGACTTGTTGCCTGTTGAAGGCCGGGAAGTCCCAGACAACGCATGGTGGCGCCGCCGCCAGGCGGATGGGGACGTAACGCTCAAGGCTGATAAAGCCCAATCCACGAAGGGCGTCACCACGCCGAAACCCGAGGAAGCGCAATAATGGCTATCGGATTCAGTAACATTCCCGCCGATATCCGTGTGCCGCTGTTCTATGCGGAGATGGATAATTCGGCGGCTAACAGTGCATCGTCGGCGATGCGCCGGCTGATCGTCGCCCAGGTCAATGGTGACGCCACCAGCGAAAGCATTGGCCAGCTGGTGCTGGTGTCGAGCCTGGGTCTTGCCAAGGACATCGGCGGGCAAGGCTCGATGCTGGCGGCGATGTACGAAACCTGGCGCAAGACTGATCCGATTGGCGAGATCTGGTGCCTGCCGCTTCAGAACGATACCGGTACCGCTGCAACAGCGACGGTCACTATCACCGGTGCAGCGACCGAGCCCGGGTTATTGAACCTGTACGTCGGTGGTGTTCGTGTGCAGTCGGTCGTTGTGGCGGCGGCTACTCCGACCATCGCGGCGTCGGCATTGGCCGTGAAGATCAACGCCACGCCAGACCTGCCAGTCACCGCCCTGGCTGTCGCGGGTGTCATCACGCTCACTTGTAAGTGGAAGGGTGAGAGCGGCAACGACATTGGTCTGGTCCTGAATCGCCTAGGCAAGTCCAATGGCGAGGCGACTCCAGCGGGCCTGACTGTTTTTGCGACCCAGATGACTGGGGGCGTCGGTGCGCCTGATCAGATCGATGCAGTAGCGGCGCTGGGCGACGAGCCTTTCGAATTCATCTGCGTGCCCTGGTCGGACACGACCACGCTGAATGCGTGGAAAGATGCGATGGACGACAACACCGGCCGCTGGAGCTGGGCGAAACAACTGTTCGGCCACGTCTACACGGCGAAGCGCGGCACCCTGGGTACGCTGGTGGCTGCAGGCCAAGCCCGCAACGATCAGCACATGACCATCCAGGCGGTGGAGCCTGGCGTGCCACAGCCAGTCTGGGTACAGGCAGCAGCATTGGCGGCTCGCACCTCGGTGTTCATCTCGGCAGATGCCAGCCGGCCAACGCAAAGCGGCTCTCTGCCCGGGCTGGATCCAGCACCGGCCAGCGAGCGCTTCACGCTCACGGAGCGTCAATCGCTACTGACCTACGGCCTGGCTACGGCCTACTACGAAGGTGGATACGTGCGCATTCAGCGATCGATCACCACCTACCAGAAGAACGCATATGGCCAGGCGGACAACTCCTACCTGGACAGCGAGACCATGCACCAGTCGGCGTTCATCATCCGGCGCATGCAGAGCGTTATCACCAGCAAGTACGGTCGCCACAAGTTGGCCAGTGACGGTACGCGCTTCGGTGCCGGCCAGCCGATCGTCACGCCGAGCACCATTCGCGGCGAGCTGATTGCGCAATACGCCAAGCTCGAACTGGAAGGGCATGTGGAAAACGCCGACCTGTTCGCCGAGCACCTGGTGGTGGAGCGCGACAGCAATGACCCGAGCCGCGTGAACGTGTTGTTCCCGCCGGACTACATCAACGGCCTGCGCATTTTTGCGTTGCTCAACCAGTTCCGCCTCCAGTACGACGCCGCCGCGTAACGCTGACCACGATCACCAAGCCCGCCTTTAGCGGGCTTTTTCATTCTGGAGATACAACCCATGGGCAAAAAAGTAGCGGGCACGGCCTACATCAAAGTGGACGGGATGCAGCTGACCGTCACCGGTGGCGCCGAGGCGCCGTTGATGGATAAAAAACGGGAGACGGTTTATCCGGGCTTCTACAAGGAGGAGGAGCTGGCGCCTTATCTGAAGATGACCGCCATCCACGACCCGGCTCTATCGATCAAGACGCTGACCGAAGGCACGGATATGACGGTCACCTGTGAATTCAACAACGGCAAGGTCTACGTGCTTTCGGGTGCGTACCTGGTCGACGAGCCGACGTCGAAAGGCGATGACGGCACCATTGAACTGCAATTCGACGGCATCAAAGGGGTGTGGCAATGACGGGCGCAGTAAAACTTCAGGTAGCCATCGAGGCCCACGGCGAGCCTTTGACCGAGCTGACGTTGCGTCGGCCGACCGTACAGGAAGTACGCGCCATCAAGGCGCTGCCGTATCGGATCGACAAAAACGAAGAGGTCGGCCTCGACATGGATGTGGCCGCGAAATACATCGCGGTCTGTGCAGGCATCCCGCCGTCGTCGGTCAATCAACTGGACCTGGCTGACCTCAACGCGCTGAGCTGGGCGGTCGCCGGTTTTTTCATGAGTGCGGCGTCGGCTCCATCAACGACCTGATTTCAGTCGCCTACGACCTGGCCTGGTTCTGGAAGGTTGACCCCGAACAGATGATGGCCAGGCCACTGGATGCGCTCACGGAATGCCTTGAGCACGCCCAACGCATTAACGAACTTCAGCAGGTGTAGTGATGGCGGACAAGTTCCAGCTCAAGGCGTTGATCACCGGCGTCGACAAGCTGTCGCCGACACTGACCGGGATCCGCAAGAACGTTGCGGGCTTCCGCAAACAGATGAACAGCACCGGCCTTGGCAACATCGGCTTTAAGGATATGTTGCAGGGCGGCGCCTTTGCGGCGCCGTTCATCGCCGGTGCCCGTGCTGCCATGGAATTCGAAACGTCCATGGCCGATGTGAAGAAGGTGGTTACCTTCGACACGCCCGAACAGTTCAAGCAGATGGGGCAGGACGTGCTTGATATGTCGGAGAAAATGCCGATGGCGGCGAGCGGCATCGCAGCCATCGTTGCTGCCGGTGGCCAGGCCGGTTTCGCCCGAGGTGAGCTGAAGCAGTTCGCCGAGGACGCGGTGAAGATGGGAATCGCCTTCGATCAGACGGCCGACCAGTCCGGCGACATGATGGCCAAGTGGCGCACTTCCTTCAAAATGACGCAGCCGGAAGTCGTTACCCTGGCTGACAAGATCAACTACTTGAGCAACATCGGGCCTTCATCGGCGGCGCAGATTTCCGACATCGTGACCCGGATCGGCTCGTTGGGTGGCATCGCCGGCCTGTCGGCGGGGCAGGTTGCCGCAATGGGCGCAACGCTTGCGGGGGTGGGCGTACCCAGTGAAGTCGCTGCGACGGGCATGAAGAACTTTATGCTGTCGCTGACCAAGGGCAGCGCAGCCACCAAGCAACAGTCGGAGGCGTTCAAGTCGTTGCGGCTGGACGTGAAGCAAGTTTCGAAGAGCATGCAAAAGGATGCGCAGGGCACCATCGAAGATGTGCTCGAGCGCATCGCCAAGGTCGATCCGGCGAAGCAAGCCGGATTGCTCACCCAGCTCTTCGGTACCGAATCGGTTTCGGCCATCGCGCCGCTGTTGACCAACCTCGACTTGCTGAAATCCAGCTTCGGCGCTGTGGCCAAGGAAGGAAAATTTGCTGGCTCGATGGAGGCGGAGTACACGGCGCGATCTGCGACCACTGCCAACTCCATGCAGTTGCTGACCAACAAGGTCACTCGTTTGGGTGTCGCGGTGGGTTCCGGTCTTCTACCGCCATTCAATGAATTCATGGACCAGATCGGCCCAGCCATCTCTCAAATGTCTTCGCTCGCCGCTGAGCACCCTGGCGTTATTCGCGGGGTGTTGGGTGCAGGCGTTGCCTTCGGCGTGCTGCGTGTCGCGGTGATGGGCGCCGTGGTTGCAACCAAGATCCTCAGTGCCGTCACCGCAATGTCGCCGATCGGGATAATCGTTCGCGGCATCGCGCTAGCGGCGGGCCTGTTGATTGCCAACTGGGCGAGCGTTGCGCCGTACTTCGAGGCGATCTGGGAAAAGATCAAAGGTCCGGCCATGATCCTGTGGGGCTGGTTTAAGCAGGCCTTTGCATTCACTCCGATCCCGATGGTGATGGAAAACTGGGGGCCGTTGACTGAGTTGTTCTCGGGGCTTTGGGATGTTCTTGTCGCTGTCTCCACGCCGGTAATGGATTTCCTCGGGCGCATGTTTGAGTGGACGCCGCTCGGGATGATTGCCAAGAACTGGGCACCCATCACTGAGTGGTTCCAGAAGCTATGGGCGAAATTGAAACCGATTATCGAGCCGATGATGAAGTACTTCGGCGGCGGCGAGGGGGGTGAAGGAATCATCAAAGCCGCCACCAACAAAGCTAACGAGTTCGCCGAAGAGCAGCGCGTACGCAACGCCGGACCGGGCGGTGGTGACGGTGCGTTCGTTGAAGCCGGTGCAGTCGAAGGTGCCCAGCGTTATCAACGGATGATGAAAAACGCGGCAGGCATCCCGAGTACTGACAAGTTGTTGAGTCGACCGAATCTGGCCAACCAGTCGAGCGGCCTGCTTCAACAGGCATCGGGCAATCAGGCACCGAAGCTCAACGGCGAGATCACCATCAACATCCCCGGTGCTCCACCAGGTACCACCGTCGATCAAGCGAAAACCAATCAACCGGGCCTGAGCATCAAGCCCAGTGTCGGTACCCGAACCATCGGTGTTATGAGGCCCAACTAATGACAGCGACGTGGCGTGATAAGTTGTTGCCGGCTTCGTTCCGGGGGATCAGCTTCTTGATCCCCCAGACCTCGGTGCCGGTGGGCATGAAGGGCCAGCTGCACGAATTTCCTCAGCGAGACACACCGTTCTTTGAGCAACTGGGCAAGCAGTCCCAGGTGCACAAGATGACGGCGTGGGTCATCGGTGATGATTGTTTCGAGCGGCGAGACAAGTTGATCGAAGCGCTGAACACTCCGGGTGCCGGGGAGTTGGTGCACCCTTGGCTCGGAAAAATGCAGGTCAAGGTGGGCGAGTGCGATATGTCCCACGACTTCGTGGGCGGTGGCATGGTCAGTTTTGAGCTGACTTTTTATCCGGACGTGCCACTGAAGACGCCCGCGGCGAAGGTCAACACCCAGGCGCAAGTGGTGAATTCGTCTGAAAGCCTGCTGACGTCTTCGCTCAATCGGTACAAGACCGCCATGGGTACAGTGAATCAAGCCCGGCTCGGGTTGCTGCAAATGCGCAACAGCCTGACGAACGTCTTCTCAGTCATTCAGCAGCAGTTCGCGCCGTTCGTGAGTGTCTTCACGGATGTTACGGGTTTCGCGCAGTCACTGATCAATTCCCCCGGCTCTCTGCCCTCGCTCTTCTCCAGCTACTTCAGCAGCTTTTCTGGCTTCGATTTTTTCAGCTCAAGTTCAAGTGGCCGGTCCAGTTCTGGCACTAGCTCCGGCGCTGGCAATGATGGCGGCGGTTACCGCGGGGCTGTCGCCGAAGCCAGCCAGCAGACGGAGGCAGTCAGCAGCATAAACACCGTCAGCTCTATCGGCGGCACCGATGCGATCACTGCGTCGCAGGCCACCGCAAACCTGGTGCAGGATTCAACCTTGGTGCAGATCGGTCTGATCGTGAGCGAAATGCCGGTGGCCCCTCAGCCGGAGTCAATTGAGTCGATGCCTTCCGTTGAGCAACAGGCACTCCAGCCCATTGTTCGGCCCGACGTGCCGGTGGCTGACGACGTGATCGAACTTCGGGACAACCTCAATGAGGCCATTCACGAAGCATCGCTGAAGGCTGATCCTGAGCACTATCTGGCGCTGAACAACTTTCGGCAGACAGTGGTGAAGCACCTGACGGCCGTCGCGCAATCCGGGGTCAAGTTGGTCGACATCACGCCGCCTGAAACCCTGTCGGCATTGGTGCTGGCATACAGACGCTTCGGCGATGCAACGCGTTCACCGGAGGTGGTGCAGCGCAACCGCATTAAGCATCCGGGCTTCGTGCCGGCGGTGCCCATCAAAATCGCCCAGAGGTAGCCAATGCCTGATGAACAAAACGCGGTCAGCCTCACGGTGAATGGCCTGGACTACTTCGGCTGGAAATCGGTGGAGATCACCGCGGGCCTTGAAGACCAGGCCCGTTCTTTCAATGTGTCGTTGACTTGGAAGTGGCCGGGGCAAGTGCAAAACGTACCCATCCGGCAGGGTGACAAGTGCCAAGTGCGGATCGGCAATGACCTGGTGCTGACGGCGTGGGTGTTTGCAACACCGGTCAGCTACGACGATAAGCAAATCACCAAGACGATCAGCGGGCGATCCTTGACGGCGGACTTGGTGGACTGCGCGGCAGTCAACAAGCCTGGGCAATGGAACAACCAGGCGGTGCTGGCCATCGTAAAAGCGTTGGCTGCGCCCTATGGCATCACGGTGAACAGTGAGATCCCCGAAGGCGGAAAACTTTCTGACCACACCATCGAGCCAGGCGAGACAGTGTTCGCATCCATTGATCGGCTGTTGACGCTGTTTCGGGTGTTCTCTACGGACGACGCACGCGGCGCCGCCGTGCTGGCCAGCCCAGGCAGTGGTGGCCGCACCTTCGATGCAATTGAGGTGGGCAAGAACGTCAAGACCGGAGACGCGCCGCTCGACTTCTCCGGGGTGTTTTCCGAGTACCAGGTGCTGGGCCAGAAGAGCGGTACCGACGATGAATTCGGGCCGGATGCTGCTGAGGTTTCGGCTAGCGCAGCTGACGATCGCACCACGCGCAAACGGGTAATGATCATTCAGGAATCCGGGCAAGTGACCAATGAGTTGGCGCAGTCGCGGGCCAACTGGGAACGCAGTAGCCGAATGGGGAAGGCGCTCACCGTCACCTATGTGGTTCAGGGATGGCGCCAATCCAATGGCCAGCTTTGGCGCCACAACACGGTCGTCAGGGTGATCGACCCCATCATTGGCATGGACCGAGACATGTTGATCTCGCGCATCACCTACACGCTGAGCGAGCAGGGGATGCTCACCAAGTTGGAGGTGGGTCCGCCTGAGAGTTTTGAGCCTGAGCCGAAAGATCCGCATGGCAAAAGGAAGGTGAAGAAGGGCGGCAAGGGCGACAACTTCGAATACCTGATCCCCGCTGACTACGAGCCAAAAAAATGAATATGAAAAATATACTCGCCCGCGGCACGGTGGTGCTGGTCGATGCCGCAAAAAAGCTCCAAGGCCTACAAGTCCGCCTCACCGCTGGTGAGCTCAAGGACGGCGCCGAACACTTCGAACCCTATGGATTCACCAGCAACCCGCTGGCCGGTGCCGAGGTGCTAGCGGCATTCATCGGTGGTGATCGCTCCCATGCGGTTGTGCTGGTGGCGGCAGATCGCCGGTACCGGATCCAAGCATTGGAGGCTGGCGAGGTGGCCATCTACACCGACGAAGGCGATCGCATCCACTTCAAGCGCGGTCGAATCATCGACATCGAAACACAAACCCTGAACATCAAAGCCACGACCGCGGTGAACATTGATTCGCCAGTGATCAACCAGACCGGGGAAATCGTTTCGCAGGGCGATCAGGTCGCCGGCGGGATCAGCCAAATTAATCACCTTCATGGTGGTGTCCAGGCTGGTAGTGGCCAGAGCGGCGTACCTGTCGCGGGAGGTTGAGCATGGTCATCCCTTCCGATGTTGAAGCTGCTCTTATTCGCGCCGTGACGATCAGCCTGTACACCTGGCGCCGAGCAGAAATCGATGACCCTGTTGATGACGACGATCGCTTTGGTTGGTGGGGCGATAGCTATCCGCCGGTCACGGATGACCGCATCGGCTCCCGACTGTGGCTATTGCGTCGGGTGAAGCTGACGTCACAGACCCAGCGCGATGCTGAGGCTTACGCCCATGAAGCCCTGCAATGGTTGCTGGACGATGGTCATGTCATCGACATCGCTATCGCCAGTGAAAAGGTCGACATCAACCGGCTGAACCTGATTCCGACGTTGACCATCACCGGCGGCACGCGGCTTGAAATCAAACAACCCTCTTCATGGCAGGTGATCTATGCCGTTTGAAACGCCTTCGTTACCTGTCCTAATCGGCCGTACCCAAGGTGACTTGGCCTCTGACTCGCTGCGCCGTTCTGATGCGCAGGTGCTGGCCAGAACATTGGGCGGCACGGCTTTTGGTTTATACGGCTACCTCGACTGGATCGCAGAGCAGATCCTGCCTGATCGGGCGGACGAAGAAACGCTTGAGCGGGTTGCGTTGCTGCGCCTGAATCAGCCGCGCAACCCTGCTCAGCCAGCAGAAGGGTTGGTCAGCTTCTCTGCCGCTACGGGTGCAGTGCTCGATGTTGATGTGGTGCTACAAGCCGGTGATGGTCGCACCTATAAGGTGACGACTGGCGTGACCACGGTGGCAGGACTCAACACCACCACGATCGAGGCGGTCGACGCCGGCACGCTTGGCAATGCTGATCCAGGTCTTGCCTTGAGCCTGATCCAGCCGGTGGCCGGCGTTACCAATACTTTTACCGTTTTGGCTCCCGGCTTAACGGGGGGCATCGCAAAGGAAAGCGTTGAGTCACTGCGTGCGCGAGTGGTGCGGTCCTATCGGGTTATCCCGCACGGTGGATCTGCCGCCGACTATGAGACGTGGGCGTTGGAGGTTGCCGGCGTGACTCGTGCCTGGTGTCACGGTAACTACATGGGGCCTGGCACCGTTGGCTTATTCATCATGCGCGATGGCGACGTCGATCCGGTTCCTAATCCGGCGCAACTCGCGGAAGTGAAGACCTACATCGAGACGCTGCGGCCGGTAACGGCAGAGCTCTTTGTTCTCGCACCGAACAGAGTTCCGGTCCACTACACCATTCGCGCGGTACCAGACACCAGCGCGGTACGTGCTGGCATTCAGGCCCAGTTGCTGGACCTGCACGAACGTGAAGCCGGGTTGGGGGAAACCTTACTCATCAGCCATATCCGTGAAGCGATCAGCGGATCACCAGGCGAGACCGATCACCAGTTGATAGCGCCTGCGACCAATGTCGTACCGGCCACCAATCAACTGCTGACCTTTGGGGGTATCACATGGCTGTAGCGAGAACCGCCGATCAATACCGTCAGCAGCTTCGCGGGCTTCTGCCTGCCGGCCCCGCATGGGATCCGGAGTTGGTTCCGGAGATTAACCTGGTGCTGGCGGGCGTATCGCTGGAGTTTTCCCGGCTGGACGCCCGTGCAGTAGACCTGCTCAACGAGATGGACCCCTCGGGTGTGAGTGAGTTGGTTCCGGACTGGGAGGTGGTAATGGGGTTGCCTGACTCCTGCCTCGGCCCAAATCCCGCGTTTGAAGATCGCCGCCTCTCCGTACGGAGGCGTCTCGTTGAGGTTGGCGGGCAGAGCACGGCTTACTTTATTGAAATTGCGGTGAGTCAGGGCTATCCCGGCGCGACCATTACTGAACATCGGGCGCCACGTTTTGGGCGTTCTCGGTTTGGTGCAGCGCACTTTGGCACCTGGCGCGCGCAGTTCATGTGGACGCTCAACACCGGCGGCCGTCATCGGCAGGGTCGGCGTTTCGGGGTCAGCTACTGGGGTGAGCGCTTCGGCGCTAATCCCGGCAACGCGCTCGAATGTTTAATACGCCGGTCGGCACCGGCGCATACCGTTGTGCACATCAATTATGACTGAGAGGTAAGACCGTGGATTTTCCGATAAGCGTACCCAGCATTGGGCTGGTCGATGGCAAATTTGTCGATGAGGATCCGCTCGTCGGCACGCCGGGGTCGTTGATTCCTTCGGCCTGGGGCAATGCCGTCACGGAAGAAATGCTGGCTGTGATCACCGCGGCCGGGCTGACTCCAGATGAGGAGGACAATACGCAGCTCAATGCGGCGCTTGGCCTGATCATCGACACGCGCAACCAGGCGACGAGCGCCAGTCAGGCTGAGGCCGTGGCCGGCACTGACAACACTAAACGGATGACTCCGCTTCGGGTATTCCAGGCCATTGCCGCGGTTGTTGCGCAGGCGACGGAAGCGGCATTTGGTTGGGCCAAGATCGCGACTCAAGCGCAGACTAACGCCGGCACGGATGATTCGACCATTGTCACGCCCAAGAAAAACCGGGCGGGGTTCAGGATCTTGCTGGGGGCCAATGGCTATATCGGGCTGCCGACGTGGCTCAGCGGTTTTTTGGTTCAGTGGGGTGTTGCAAACAGCAACGTCAACGGCATTGACGGGATAACGCTACCGACGTCCCATGCCAACCTGAATTACGTGGTCTTTTGCCAATCACGGGACTTTACCCAGAACGTGACGTTCGGCGCGCAACCCACGAATCTGGGCTCGTTTAACGTCACTGCTCGCACCTCGTCTGGGCTGACCGGCACAACCTTTCACTTTATTTCTGCGGGGTTCTAAGCGGATGGCCATATTATTTTTTGCAGCAACGCTGTCATTCGACGATGTCCCGGACGCTGGCGATGTTCCAGAGGGCGCAATTGATATCACTTCGGATCAGCGCCGGGCCCTGCTGGCCGGTCAGACTGATGGGAAGAAGATTGCCGCCGACGAAAACGGCTATCCGATTCTGGTGGATCGCCCCGTTCCTGCGCGCGACTTTTTGTCTGAGGCGGTGGCCGAGACGGCCCGGCTGCGCGCGTTCGCCGATTATGCGATCACGCCCCTGCAGTACGCGGTGGATTTAGACGAGGCGACCGCGGCGGAGCTGGCGTCGTTGAAAGCCTGGAAGACCTATTATGTCCAGCTGAACCGGGTACCGTCTCAGGCTGGATACCCTGAGCTGATCAACTGGCCAAACCTTCCTGCATAACCTGAGCCGTAGAGCCACCCGCCATTGAGCGGGTATTTTTTTGCCTGGAGAAAAGTGATGCCTGTTACTGAAAGAGACCGCGACATCCTTGCCCGCACGCTTTGGGGCGAAGCGCGTGGCGAAAGCCTGGCCGGGCAGATCGCCGTGGCGTGGGCCATTCGCAACCGCGTGTTCGACGGCAAGGACCGCTCATGGTGGGGGGAGGGCTACGCGGGTGTGTGTCAAAAGCCGTATCAGTTCAGTTGCTGGAACAAGAACGATCCGAACTACGCCTACCTGAGCGGGGCGAAGCCGATTCCGTTCCGCGAGTTCGCCCAGGCGCAGATCGCCGCTGACCAGGTGATCGCCGGCACTGCGCCGGATCCTACCGGCGGCGCCACGCACTATTACGCGACCACAATGCCGAAGCCCCCAACTTGGACGAAGGGGGGCAAGCAGACGCTGCAGCTCGGTCACCATGTCTTCTTCAAGGATGTGCCGTGATGACTCCGGTGCAGAAGCTGCTCGGCCTGCTGGTACTGGCCGTGATGCTGATAGGCGGCAGCGCGGCAATCATGTGGCAGGTTCAGGACTGGCGATACGGCAAACAACTCGCCGAACAGGCTGGCCTGCATCAGGACGATCTGACTGCAATCAGCAACGCGGCGGCGGCACAGCTGCGCGCCGATCAGGACAGGCGCCTGGCGCTCGAGCAGCGCCTTTCGGCCAGCGACCAAACTCACCACAAGGAACTGACAGATGCTCAAACCAATCAGGCTCGCCTGCGCGATCGCCTTGCCACTTCTGATTTGCAGTTGTCAGTCCTCGTCGACGCTGCGGGTGCAGCCGGTGGCTGCTCAGTGCCAGCCGGCACCGGCGCCGGCGGCGTGGTTCATGGAGGAGCGCGCGCCAGACTTGACCCGGCGCATGCTCAAAGAATTATCGCCATCACTGACGACGGTGACCAAGGATTGATAGCGCTGGCAGCTTGTCAGGCCTACGCAAGAGAAGTCTCAGCATCGAAGTGAAAAGAGTGGCCGAGGGGGATGCGTCAACATTTAACCGGCGTCACGGAGTAACGATTGTGGTACAGAGTTAGTGTTTACGACCGGGGCTAGAGGCGAGCTGGGGGGCTGTTCTAATGTGCTACCTTTCAGATACTGTTTGGTAGATAACCGAACGCAGGTTTGCTTTCGGCTTTGTAAATTTCGTTGAGATCTTTGGATGCCATCACAGCTGCTGGCTGCTTTGCCTGGATTACACGGTACCGTCCTCGGGATTGGGACTGCGTTCTTGTCCGCGTTTTTTATTCAGGCGCAACAGAAAATTTACGAGTTCGAAGATAGGGCTGAGGAAGTTCGAAAAGGAATGAAGGACTTTATTAGTCCGGCTTTTCATTTTCAGGCAGGAAGTCCAGACATATATGATGATGCTGGAAGTTTGGATTGGGTGAAAGTTCAAGCGCTCTTGAGAGATACACGTCTTAAATGCCGCAAGAGTGTTGTGGAGGATCCGTATGAGTTCGAATTTCTCGACGATGAAGTACTGCTGAGTCTATGCAAATCGTTTTGCTCTACGCTTTATAGAATCCACGTAAGTTACCCCTTCGAAGGGTATAGCATGATCGCTTCAAGCCAGACGGAGAAGGGTGATTTTAGCTCAATAGATGATGCTGAAAGGTTCCAAGCATTAGCTGAGCGAGTCAACTATTTGGATTTTTGCTGGGCGAGCGCAGGTGAAGGTTATACCGCTTTAGCTCGAAGAGCTTCTGAAATAGAGGCGTCAAAGATAGTGGCAGAGATCGAGGAAAAAGTGGAGCATACACGCACTGTTCGAGGGAATGACCCAAAATGGGACGAACAACGTACGAGAGACTGGTTCACAGAATTTTACTCATCTCGGCATCCGACTGATTACGCCTCCATGGTTATTTCGGGCTTTCAAAGAATGAACGAATACGGTCAGCGGTACTTAGCACTGTATCAGGATGTCGTAGAGGTAAAGAAAAAAGTAAAACAGAGATATCGCTTTAAAGAACTTTCCGTGGTTGGCTTGTTGGTGCTCAGTTGGGTCGCAGGGTTCGGGATTATCGTCCCGTTAGTCCTCCTAGAAATGGAGCCTAACTTTCGAAACATTCCGGTATTAACTCCTTATTTTGTGTTGGTTCTTTCTATTGCTCCCTATCTGATATGTGGATGCAAAGCGTGGCGCTGGCTGAAATCGATAAAGTTGTAGACAGATCCGCTTGTATAAGTTTGGTGAGATCCCTCATGTCGAATGCTGGGTTTAGATTATCGTTTTCGAGTTCGGAGTGAGGCCGTTCAAAATCCCACGGAGTCGATCAGCTTCGCGCTTGTGACCTCTTGATATTATGTCGAGATCGTACAGCTGCTTGCGCACCATTGCGAGTTCCCCCGACCGTTCCCGAAGATTGCTCATCGCCTCATCACGCTGCGCGGAGGCATCGTCATACATTTTCACCAGGCCGAAAATAGTTTCTCTAGACATGCGCAGTTGCAGGTTCAGTTCTTGGACTTCGTTTTCCAGCAGGCGCAAGTAGTGGCGACAGGTTTCAAGCTCTGTCGGGCAGCCCAGCCAGTCGCTGGTGTCTTCGATTTCGTAAGGGTCCACGAGGTAACGCCTATAGATACTGTGTGGATATACAGTAATCGAGGCGAATGGATTCTGCGAGGGTAGGGCGATGAGCTGCGGCCTCATTTCTTGCGTGATCAGTCTGAAAACGAGAAGGATGCTCATGGCTCATGGCTCATGGCTCATGGCTCATGGCTCATGGCTCACGCTCAGCGCCAAGCCAGCAAGCTCATTACTTGAAGGGTGGCGGGCTTAGAGCTACGTGTTTTCGATTTTTGGACGTTTGACGCGGTGATTTTTGTATTAATAGCTGTGGCCTTGCCAAGCTTTCGACCCATTCCTCATATCCTTGTACGTCGATCAAAATCCGACTGTCTGGCGCCCGCTTCCAGACCCGATCTTCAACCCACGTTCCGTCCGCGATCTTCGATCTTATTGCTGCCTCCGTGTAGCCTGACTCGCTGGAAAACTTCCTGACGGTTAAATAGCGCATTTTTGCACTCCGCAGTTCGATCGCAACACGCTCCTGCGTTTAATCGACTGGGTTTAGATCGAACATCCATTTGACGATTGCTGACTGACGCCAAGCCACCGAGTTGGGGCCTATCCTGACTTGTTTTGGAAAGGTCCCTTCTCTGATCCGACGATAAACTGTGTTTCTCCCAAGCCCGGTGGTGTGAAGCACCTCGTCGAGGCGAAGGAAACGATCAATATCTTTTATCTCTATCACGCTTGTGTCCTCGCGCCTCGCCGCGCAAACGTCATTTTCCGATCCGACATCACCTGATACTGATCAGTGTCGGTGGAATCTTGCGCTTTCTGCCGACCTTCGGTCTCTTGTTCTCGCCATCCCGGCAGGCGAGCAGGAACGCCCGCACGTCATCCTTGAGCCAGCAATGCCTCGATCCCATTCTGAAACTCTTGGGTAGCCAGTCCACGCCACGGCTAATCCCTTGTCTTACCGCTGCCTCAGTTCGTCCAAGCATCCGCCCCAATCCAGCTACATCAACAACCTCGCATTCATCGCTCATCCAACCTCCGAGTACTGCGCGTGCCTATAAGCGATTTTCTGTAACCTTGCCAGGTCTTAGGCGTCATCTTGGTCACACCGTCTCGCCGTCTATCCGTACGCTGGCCTTGTCAATATCAGAATAGGGAATGCTGACCTCCACCACCTTCCCGGTGGCGGTCGTGATCTTGATCACTAATCTATGCGGTGGCGCGGCGAAGTCGTCGGTGAACAGGATATGAACTGCATCCTTGCATGAGTCTCCTTTCGCTACTGGTCGATACTCCGATCCATCTACTGCTGGCAAATACACGTCAATGTTGGACATTCCATATCTCCTGTCGGATGGATATTCGTCGCAATGAAGCTAGCAGAACTGACGTAGACGTTCTGAAAATTCTTTAGCTACAACGGTGTTGTGCATAAATTTAGGCGCAGCATGGTGGTTGTTATAGGTCGGCAGAACGCCGGAGATGGAAAATGCTAGGGGTCGAGGGATTTCCAAGTGACAAAGGCACTCGACGTTAAACACTGTTGGGCATCGTTGCAGCGAGCGCCCCTTATGGAGTCATGTGTTTAGCGGTGTGCAGCCCCATCTGCTTGCATGGGGTGCTAGGGGTCGAGTGTTCGAATCACTCCGTCCCGACCATATTTTCTGAGTAGAATCAGACACTTAAGTCGATCATATAGATCGGCTTTTTTGCGTCTGCGCAAAACCCGCGCAAAACTGGCGCAAAACTACCCGGTGATTTCGCTGATATTCAGGTCCGGAATTGCTTCGGACCAGACGATTTCCTCGTGGTCTCGCTGGTAGTTTCTGGTCATGCCCTCGCTCGCATGGCCCACAATTTTTTGACCATCCTTTCCGGCTTTCTTGTACAGGTGCAGCGACAGCGCACTCGCACTTTGTGAAAGTCCGGCA